AGTGAAATAGAACCAACGCCAGACAATACCCGATCAATAATATCCATGTTGGTGTTAACAGTATTACCCCAAGTGCCTTCCTGATCTCCTATTCCGGGTTTTTCGATCCCACTGTTTACGGTATAACTACTAGTCATTTTTTACCTACTAGGGCTAATTTTGCTGCGGTTGCTTGTAATAACACTTGTTGCGAAGCCTCATTTGATTTAACCATTTCATTCCTAAACGATTCAACGGCTGCGCTTGTTTGTCTTTGTTGTTGACTATTTTCAATCGTTAAAACAGGCATCCATGTTACTGCACAACCCCATTCTTCAATGTCTTTATCACTTTGCGGGTCTTTACCTACAACTTTCATAAACCACCCACATTCTAATTCTTTACAGGGTTCAAAGTTATTTAACGGGCAAGTATTTTTACATTCTATTTTCATCAGTACACGCATCTACATATTTTTGATAAGGAGAAAAGTCCGTAATAGTTTCATTACGCACCGCCCAGATAACAGGAAGTTTTGTCTCATCAATATATTCTATTTCTCCTGTTGTGTCATACCATTGTATAACGCTTATATTAGAAGGAATGTCAGACATATCTATTTTTTCAAAACTCTCTCCATCCTTAACTATTGTTTTATCTATTACTGATATACTTACTCTCATATTAAGCATCCTTTGTACAAATTATTACATCACAATATTGAACTGCTAAATTTATGGTTGACCCAGTAAAACTGTGGTTGTGCGAACCCCCCGGACTTCCTGTCATACCACCTGTAGAAGTTCCAGAAGAATTACCCGCGCCATATACCGCACCACCCGAAGCGGCTACGGAACCTCTAACATGGTGAGTGTGCGTAGGTATTTGAGAGGCAGTCAATGTATGGCTTCCTACTGTACCTGATGCTGACTGACTAGCAAAAGCAGTTGTAAAAGCTACACTACCACCTGCACTCCCACCACTACCACTTACTACCCTTAACGCTTTGTTATTGTTAGCTGTTGATTTAGTCCACCCTGTAGGCGCACTAGATTGATAAAACAGCATAGCTGTATTTTCAGCAAAACCTTGATTGTTAGTTACTGTATTATTTACTTTAAACGCAACTGAATCATTTCTTACAATTAAATTGTTAGCAGCAGAACCCGCTTTAACAGTGTTTATGTAAAAATCTGAATCTTCTTCGGTATCAGTAACATCTGTAACAACTGCATACATTTGAGCATAAGATGTTGCATTTCCCCCAGAGTCATCCCCTATAAAATTTATATAGCCTAATTGATCATTGTCTGCGGGTGATCCAGAGTCTCTAGTTAAATTAATAGTTGGGGCTACAGTTGCGCCAGCGTCTGTTGAAGTAAGTGTTAATTGTGTAGCATTTGCTCCTGCGGATAAAGTAAGTCCTGAATCGGCTGAGTGTACTAACACTACATCTGAATCTGAATGAATCACTTTAACACC